ACAGACTCGAAAGACGTCGTTCTCGTCCTAAACGATAATCGGAGGTAGCCAATGGCTTTGGTGACGGTTTCCGATCTAAAGACTTACATGGACATTAGTTTTTCCAACAGACAAGAAGATGCTGCTCAATTTGTTATTGACGGACTTCAAAGCGAACTTGAAACTTTTCTCCGCCGACCTATAGAGGTTGCTTCATTTACGGAAAAATATGTCCTTGAATCAGACCATACGGGTTTACCTATGGGCTCAACCATCTTCAATGATTTCTATCAGGCTTCAGACGTAGACCCTGTCGGGCTCATCACTTACGGAACACCGCCACCAACGGTTTACCTTCTTAACTCACCAGTTGTTTCCGTACAAAGCGTCACCGTGACGAACCTTTCAGAAGCAAGTCGTGTTCTTGGGGAAGCGATTAAAAGGACAGCAACGGTCACTTCGGTAACTGTTGCAGGAACAACTGTCACATATACCGCTGCTAGCCACGGTTTTACTGTTGGGCAAAACATTGCGGTGACTGGTTTGAGCACTTCTACTTTAAACCTTGCGTCCAACGTTATTACTTCTGTTGCTACTAACACCTTTACAGTGACACAGAGTGGACTTACTGCGGGAACCTTTGCCCAAACTGGCACAGCAGTCGCATCAGGCGTTGATTACACCGTAAGAAAGTTTGGAATTGACTTTTATCGTGGTTTTGCCAACGACGTCGTAACCGTCACCTACACCGCTGGTCTCGCTGGTGGAAATACACCCATGTTCAAACTCATGATACTCAGAGCGGCTGCTCGTGAAGTTCAGAACATGCATGACGATGTTGTTGGTATCAAGGACTTGGGTGCTCGTGAAGTTGCGTTAATGGAAACAGGTTTCTTGGAAAAGGAATTGAATGCTGTTAAGCGTTATCGCAGAAACAGAATTGCCTAGATAATGCCATCTGATTTGAGAATCAAAATTACTGTTGATGCCAAAGCGGCTATTAGACGAATGAAGGCAATGGAAAAACGTTCGCGTGATTTTCGTCCTGTATTAAGATGGGCTAAACGTGAGTTACAAAAAGCAAATGCGGCGAACTTTACGTCAAACGGTTTGCCTGTCGGTGGCTGGTCTCCCCTTAAACCTCGCTACGCGGCTTGGAAGGCAACAAGATTTCCGGGTACCCCAACTTTGGTAATGTCTGGGAAACTGTTTCGTGAATTGCGTTCCCTGAACGGTCCTGCCAACAGTATTGGAATGACATCGGCTACTTTTGGTACAGACATTGAATACGCAAAATTTCATCAATATGGGACATCTAAGATGCCAAAACGACAAATCATTTATGAGCCAAACCAATTTGCTGAGAGGCTTGCTATTTTGGCTGCTGACTATGTTTCTGACGGAAGAGTAAAATAAATGACCACCCCTGTCACAGATCTGATGCATGGTGCTCAATGGGCTAAATACTATGTAAACCAATATTTGACTGGTGATTTGCCTAGCAGGATAAATCGTTATCGTTCTGGATGGAACCTTGACTCCAAAGAGTTGCCTACGCCCGAATTTTTCTTGACTTACGAACCAATTGCCCTTGACCACTGGCCGACAATTATCACGGTCTGTATAGCGACTTCTCCGTTTGAGCGAATGATGCAAGGCAGACAGGGCGACCCTCTCTACCGCGTGACATACAGTATGCGAACTTATATTTGGACAAAAACAGAAGGCTCTGAAGCGGTCACACTCATGCGAGATAGGTTGACAACAGTTGTCCGTTCGGCACTAATGGATAGACCTTGTCTGACAAGGTATGACAGTACATACGATGCCGACATGAATATTGATGAATCGTCAATGCGTGAGGAGTTTTCTGACCTAACACTAATTAAAGGTGACCGCGTATTAGCGGGGGCATATTTAGGCTATGATTTAATATTGAACGAAGTGATATATCGAGACCAAATTGCAGCAATAACTGGCTACGACATAGATAGTTACAACATGCGCAGTACGACGGAGGAATACTAATGGAACCAATTTATGACGGAACAAATGTGTCTGGCTTGCTAAAAGTATGGAATGCCACAAAGGGATATTTGGATGTAAGCACAGAAGGTCACCTTCTGACAGGCGAAACAACCGCTTGGGTTGAAGAAACCCCTGAGATTATTTCCTTGATTGAAAAGGGTTTACTCATCCTTGTTGAGGGAGAAACCACTTTGAGTCCTTCGGAAACCGTTACACCTGCTGAAAACGCAAAAAAAAAGCGGTCTTCAACCGTAACGAACCCGTCATCCACCAACACAGAAGGTCAACCTGTTGCGGATGAAACAGTTAATAAAAATGATGACAGCAAAATTAAGCCGTCAGATAATGATGTTTCAGTTGAGACTGTTTAAGTAATGTATACTCGTTTTAAAGAAATTTCTTCGACCCAAATGGAGGGTGCTAGATGGCTGGCGTAACAATTACAACCGCAGTTCGCACAGGCGCAATCAATACCGGAACAGCCCCAGCGGCAACGTTCTTCCTTCTTGGTACTTCCGAGCGTGGAAAAGGTTCTGTAGCCGTACAGGTTACTTCGCTTGAAGATTTTGAAACAAAGTTTGGTTCTCATGTAACAGGCTCATACGCGTGGTATTCAACAAAGACATTCTTTGAAGAAGGCGGAGTGAACATGTATTTCGTTCGCGTAAGCGCTGCTGCTGGCGTTGCTGGAACAAAAGCACTCGTCACCGCAACATCTTCAGGTCCTGGAATTACTTTGACCGCTGTTGGCAAGGGTGCTTGGGCAAATAACCTTGCAGTTGTTGTAACAAACAACACCACAACATTTGACCTAACTGTTACCTACAGTGGAGCAGCCGTTTTCTCAGGGACGGGTTATGCAAGCCTTACAGAAGTCCTCGCCGCTATAGCCGCAAGCACGACAGCAGGGTACTACTTCACGGCGGCACTAACGGCGTCGGCAGTTGCATCACAACTATTGGCAACAGCCGCCTCTACATCGCCTTCAAACGGTGCAGATGGAACTGTAGCAAAATCAGACTTCATCAGCGCAATTTCACTCTTCACTGAAGAACTTGGTGCTGGTGCTGTAGCCGCACCGGGTGTTGCAACAGGAGCAAGCGATACGGCTCTTTACGATGCGCTTCGTACACATGCCGCTTCTTACAACCGAGTCGCGTTGTGTGGGTTTGTGTCGACTGCTTCTCTTTCTGACGCTCGTACGGCATCAACTACATACACGGGAACAACCTCCCACGAATACATGGCTTTCTACCATCCTTGGGTACAAATTCCTAACGGCTCCGTAACCGTGGACATCCCACCAGAAGCATATGTAGCGGCTGTTCGTTCCCGTACACACAACTCAACTGGTCCGTGGAAGGCTTACGCAGGAATTGCATCAGAAGCAAAGTTTGTTTCAGGTTTAGTACTTCCTGTTAGTCGCTCAGAAGGCGACCTGATGGATGCGGCTTATGTGAACCCAATTCGTCTTATCAATGGTCGTGTCCGCATCTATGGTGCTCGTTCGCACTCAACCGTTGTCGCACAGTGGCGTTTCATCACCGCTCGTGACACGATTAACTACATCGTGACTCAGGCAAATGCTCGTTTGGAAGACCTCGTGTTCTCAACAATTGATGGTCGTTCAACATTGTTTGCGAACATCATCAACTCAATTCAATCAGTTCTTGAACCGATCCGAATTGGTGGCGGTTTGTACGAAGGATTTGACGCAACTGGTGCCCGTATTGACTACGGATACACAATCAAGTGCGACGCTTCGTTGAACCCTGTTGCCACACTTGAAACAGGAACAGTACAGGCACGAATTGGTGTTCGTTGCTCAACTGTTGGTGACAAAATCGAAGTTGATCTTATCAAGTCAAATCTAACAACTGCTTTGGCATAACGGAGGAATAAATGGCTCGTCCAACACTTTTCAAGAACCTTGCCACACAACGACAAATCGTTGGCAAGATTACACCAACGGTGGGTGCTACTGGCTTGCCTACCTTTCCTGACTATTTCACGCAGGTCTCTGGTGGCGAAATCACTGCCTCAGTAGAAAAGGTTTACCATGGTGGCGACTTGTTCTCAGAAACACTTTGCGCTCCGATGGAAATTGGTGACATCACCTTGACTGGTTATGTTTCCACAGATTCCGCTTTCATGCAGAAGATTCAGTCTTTGCGTCAAGTTGTCGGACGCGTACGCTACGACATTGATGTTCATGTTTTTGACTGTGACATCGCTGTACCGGGTGCTGACCGTCAGTACACAAAGGCATTGCTCGTTGGTTTGACCGAGCCAGATGGTGACGCAACATCAGGAACTCCTGCTACTTTTGCCCTTACATTCAGCATTTCAACTGTTTCTGTAGGCAATACTCCTGCATAACCTCAGGTGTAAAACCATATTTTACGGGGTTGCATTTTTGATATTGCTGTCGTGTTAGTGTTTCGGATATGACAAATATCCATTTCAACTCAGAAGACAGTGGAATTTCGGAATCCCCGACCATTGCTCCACGAACCGCCTATAACGAAGACATCCGCGACAACGACAATGTTCTTGATTCTCTGAAGAAAATCATTCAGGACAAAGTTCGTCGTCCTGATGTTTACATCAATGTTCCAGAGCGACCCGGCGTTCAAGTGCGAATTTCGCCAAATATCTCGCAGAACCAACTAAAGGCTTGGCGTCGTAACGCTGGCGAAGAGCGCAAATCAGGCATGGATACACTCAAGTTCTCTGCAAACCTGATTGCCGCCACGACAACAGGAATCATCGTGAACGATACTGTCGTTACTGATGAAGGTGGTGTTGAGTTAACTTTCGCTTCACCTGAAATCATGGCAATGACAAACACGACTCGTCCTCATCCTGATTGTGTTTTGGCTTTCTTTGGTCTTGAACCACACATTGAAGCCGCGGCTGTTGCAATTATTGAAGCGTCTGGCTACGGAGATACGGTTGATGCAGTGGACCCTACGAAGAGGTCTTCCGAGAGTTAACGGACGACTTCCGCATTGTTCTAGCGGCAAGGCTTGGCGACCTCTTCAAAACCGATCCAATACAACTACTGAATAGCACTAATGAAGAATGGGTCATTCGGCTCGCGTGTGCTAAAGTTATACAGACGGATAGAGAAAAACAGGAAGCGGAAATGCGACGAAATAAGTAGTCGGTTTTTGCTGGAGCGCTCATACTCCCTAACCCTTAAAACGGAGACGGATAAATGGCAGCCGAGCGCGTAGTAATTGACATTGAGGTCAACTCTGATATTGCGACGATTGAGGCTACCCGTGAAGCCCTTGAACGCTTAACCAACGCACAGAAACGTTATAACCGCGAACGCGACAAAGAACCTCGTGGAGGTCGCGGAGGCGGTGGAGGCGGTGGTGGCGGTGGTGGAGGAGGCGACGACGACGGTCGTAGACGCCCTCGTGCGCCCGGTGTAAGAGGAAGCGGTGGAGGAAAAGGTCGTTACGACGGCTTTGCTGGAAAAGTTTTTGACTTCCGCGGAGATGCGGGTAAAGGAATCGCCGCCTACGGTGCTCTTCTCAAGATGGTCAACAAACTGTCAATGATTTCTTTGCCATTATTGGCTGGTGCTCTGGGTGGAATTTCCTTGGCTTTTCAAGCAGGAACTTATTTCATCAAAATGTACAGGGCGGCGATGTCTACGCTTGCCTCAACTGTTGGTCTCGCATTTGTCGCCATCACTACGTTCCTTGCGGCACAGAGAGAGTTTGCTGTTGTTCAAAACTCTCCTCAGTACGCTAAGGCAACACAGTCATCTTCCGACCGTATGGTCGCCGCTGGTGAAGCAATGTCAATGTTTGTTGACAACAGTGATTTGGCTGTTATTGGCGCTAAAGGTCTTCAATCGGCTTTCACTACTTTAAGTAAGGTGCAACCAGTTACTGGTGCGACCGTAGGTGCCTTCACGACACTGACAGATTATGTTGCTGGTCAGGGCGGAGACATAGAGGGCAATACCAAGAAACTCGCTGACTTCTTTGCAAAAATGCAAAAGACTGGAACTGTGGCTGGTGCTTCAGCAGAAGCAAAAGCATTAGGTCCTGATTTTGAGAAGATAGTTAAAGAAGCCAGTGCTCTGGGGTTCAAGACAAACGAAGAATTTACAAAAGCAGCCCTTGCAGGCAACCTTGGTGAAACTTTTGCAACGATGTATGCAGGAACCTTAGACTCGTTAAATAATACGGTGATGGGTCGTTTCAAGCAGGCTACAACAGCAATTAAGGCACAATTAACTGACTTGGGTGGTGAGTACCTTTCCGAGACAGGCGGAGCGATAGTCCGTTTGCAAGGAATTATTCAAACAACGATTGCTCGTCTTGCTTATGTTCTTAATGACTTCGATGCCGCTGGCAAAATGGGCTCCTTCATGGATATGGTTCAGAAAGGGGCAGACAAATTAATAGTCGTTATGACTAAATACTTGGGCACAACACCCGACCTGTTTGAATTTTTCGGTAATTCATTCAACAGTATTGCTAACGCTTTTGACGCTATGCAAGATTGGATGAGACAGTTTCAAGCCGCTGGAACAATGATTAATGAATACTTTTTCAAACCGTTGTTTAATGCACTTGGTCAAAGTTTTACCGACAGTATGGAAAGCCTCTCTAACACTATTAGTAGCAACGGTCCTGCTATTGAATCTTTCGCTAATGGAATAGCAAAGGCTCTAACATCCATAGGAAAATATGGTAATGAAATTAGGAAACTTTTCATTACAGCATTACCCGTTTTGACCATACTTCTCAAAGTTGTTGAATTGTTCTTTAAAGGTTTAGGTGCCTTCGCCAAGGCTGCATCCGTCGTTTCTAAGGCTCTTGCGAAACTTGGAACTTTTGGAAAGATTGCTGGTGGTGTTGTTTCTGTGGTCGCACTGTATTCTTTGTTCACTATTGCAACACGATTCTTTAAGACTCTTGGCTCCATGTTTGGTAAAGATATGAAAGATAAGCACATCAGAGCGAACAATGTTTTTGTAAACGGTTCCACAGGTCTTGGAACTGGAAGTACTCCCGGTGGGGGAGGAAAACCAACAGGAAGATTTGGTAAAGCAAAACAGATGCTCGGTGATGCTGGATACACTGCTGGTGGATTCGCCTCCGGTCTTGCTCTGACATTGGGTGGCAGTTATCTCATGGGTAAGGGCTCTGAGGCTGGTGGGTACGACACCGTAGGCGGAACAGCATTAAAAACTGCGGGTATTGCTGGTATTGGAACTGGTGCCGTATTGATGGCTGCTCCCACTACTGCCATCACCGCCGCTGGAGGTTTGGTGAGTGGCGGTGCGTTGACAGGTCTTAGTGCCACGGCTGCTGGTGCTGGAGCAATCGCCGCACCAATTGCAGGAGCAGCCGCTGCATACGGAATCGGAAGTTATGCCGCAAGCAAGTTCAACGACGACTCGGTGAAATCAAGAATGGGAGCCGCAGGAATTGGAGCCGCGGGTGGTGCGCTTACAGGTGCCGCGGCTGGTGCCGCACTGACGGCATGGGCAGGACCTGGCGCGTTAGTTGGTGCGGTGGTTGGAGCAGGTGTTGGTGCACTAATTGGTGGGGTCACTGGTTATTTTAAAGCGGGAAAGCAAAGAAAAGAAATACGTAAAGCCGCCAAGGGTATTGCAGAAGAATTTGGGAACGCGGTTGAAGCAGGTTTTGAGGGCGGGAATGTTGATGATCTTTTAGCGGCTCGCGACAAGATGATGGCAGACCAGAGAAAACTCATCTTGGAGGGCGGAGATGCAGAATATGCTGCTGAAGCATTAGAAAAATACAATGAAGAGTTTACAAAACTAAACACTGAAATTGACAACTACACAGGAACTGTTGCTATCTCGGAAAAGTTTTTTGGTGTAGGCGCAGAGGCTTTAAATAAACTTGCTACCGCCGCTGGTGTAAACCTAAGAGACGACTTGCTCAACTTCCAAGAAGTCTTGAATCTTGTAGGGACAACCGCCGTAGACAAAGCACGATTGATTAAATTGGCTTGGTCAAACATAGGTGCTTTTGCAGTTTCCGAGGTAACGAGTTACTTCGATAAGCAACAGCAGGCACGAGAACAATCCAAGTTGGTTGACTCTGACGAGATGAGGCTTGTTGGTGGGCAAACAGGCATTGAGACACAACAGTCGTACCTTAATAATCTAATTAAGTTTAACGTTTCTAAATATGGTGATACTGGTGGATTAGCGAATGCTGGCGTGACCCTAGAAACCCAACTTGGCGAGGGTGGTCGTTTAAGTGGTCTTTCTGATGCGGATAAGGCAAGTTTGCGGGCGGAATTAGTAAACGCTGGCGGCACCCCTGAGCAGGTATTAGGCAACATATTTGCAAGCGGTGGTAAAGGCGTTCTTGCTGAACTGCTTGGTGGTTCCGCAGGTATACCAGCATCGGTTATGAAGATGGATGAAAAAACAGGCAAATCAGTCATTGATGAGGATTTGTTAAACCAAAAGGTACTTGAGAGAGTAAAATCAGACCCGTACTTCCTTGCAAACGTGGCAACAGCGATGGAAAAAGAGGCATTAATAAATCCAAAACAAATGCCCGGTAAAGATATGAATGCACTGTTTAACCCAACGACGCCGGGTAGTATTGCGGCTTTTCAGGGTGGTGGTGCGTCTGTTCCTCCTGCTTCGGTAGTAGCGCCGAGTTATGTGACGACAAATGTCAATGCGCCCATAATTAGTCCTGAAGTACTCAAACAAATCAATGAGGCTGTCGCTAAGGGTATTCGTGACGCAAAAGAACGCGGTGCTACAGCCAGTATTGGAAGAACTAGGGGATAATTATGGCTCAAAACTTTGTAAATGTTTATGTCAGATTGAAAGACACAACATTTGAAGCCAACCGCATAAACGAAGTAACGGGTTCTGCACCACCGCTGATTTTAAGAATGCTTACTGGCGACTCCAATAGCGATAGAGATTTTATTTTCCCGTATAGTCCAAGGGAAATCAACGTAGGCAAACTTTCTGATGAAATGGTTCAGATAGCACGACCGGGCACAACCCCTATTGTTGCTTTTAAGAGTCACAACTTGATGACAATTGATTTTACTGCTTTGATTGCATATCCGGGTGACGGGATGATTAAAGACGTAGAGATGGAAATGTATGCTCTGCGTCAAATGGCATCTAGTAGCAATCGTGTTTTTCAGTTACTGAATTACGATATTTTCACTTACCTACCTTTCACCTATAGGAATATGTCTGCGGAAAGGCAGAGTTCACTGTTTTTTTCAATAACTGAGATGAGTGTTGATGTTGTTCGGAGAAACAAGGACAACAAGATTACGAGCGCAAATGTTAAAATCAGTTTGGTTGAGAACAGAAACCCTAAGATTAATATCACCTTGATACCGCCTATAAAGTTCAAAAAACCTGTTGACAATTGCAAAGTAGCGAAGTATGCAAAAAAGTACCCAAATAAATGCAAGCCCAAAAAGACGGATGAACCATTGGGTCCTAGCGCTTCTGAATCGTCAGAAACCAATGCGAATAAGTTTATAGCGGCGCAAAAGGCAAAGGGATGTGAACACCATCCTAAAAAGGTTCCAAAATGGATTTGTCCGGGTCAGCCCGGATATGGAAAACCATAAATCGGGATTAAATAGTGATTACAGATAAAACAATTATCATCACTGGTCATGACGATACCCCTCTTTTGAGTGCTCAAATAGCACAGAGTGTCACTTCAATCATTGTCAACTATACGGTTGATGGCGCTTCTCAGGTCACCGTTGAACTTGTTGACGAAAATCTTGAAATGTGGAATAACAACTATTTTCAGGTTGGCAATATTGTTGAGTTTTTTGATGGCACCTTGACCGAGAACTACATGATTGCTAGTCATGAAATATCCAACGGGGAGGGTGAATATTTTAAAATAAAAATTGAACTCCGCACAGAGGCAATTCAGAGGATGAAACTGGATAGACAGCCTGAAGCGTTCAAATCAACCACAGCCTATGAGTATGCGCAAAAAGTTGCAAAAAGGTTTGGTTTAGCGTTCATTGGTCAAGAACCAAAAGGTATTAAAACTACGACCATCAAGGTCAAGCAGGACAAAAATAGAGAATCTGTTTATGATGTTCTTGTTCGTTCAGCAAAAGACCTGCAATATCTTTGTTTCGTGATGTATGCGATACCAGAGGGTGGGAGGACGCCTGTCCCCACACTATTTTATGGTTCCCCAAATTGGTTGCTTGGGCGTTGGGGTGTGGAGAAAACTGAAGTCTTTACATTTACCACCACTGACGGAAAGACAGAGAAGCGTCCGCTTTATTTCATTCCTTTGAAATATCCAAATGACAATAAACTCAACTTTTTCCTTACCGATGTTCCCGAAATGAGACGGTCTATGGATAGCCCCAAGGAGTCTGAAGGCACCGCAAATATCTGGGTTGGAGACAGACATGAAGAGAACATAGGTAGTGCGTATAATATAAGGGCAGGCATGACTGTCGTTGTTTACGGAATCAAGGGTTTTGATAAATCAGCATATTTGATTACATCAGTTGAGTATCAGTACGGACAGCCAGAACCTATAAAAATCAGGTTTGCAACTTTGGAAAAAATCAACCCCGAAGATAAAAAGAAAATTGACGCAAAAGTCGCTGAAACAACAGTGATTGGTTAGGGAGGATATTATGACAGCAACTTTAGGAGGCGACGGGTTAGACGACATGCAACGTGCCGACTCGTCACAGATGACCAATGCCTCATTTTCATCAATTCATATTGGTGTAGTTACAGCGACTTCAGATGCTACGAAAACTGGTTTCGTTCGGATTCCTGCATTAAATCAATCTGCACAACTTGGTCCTTTTAAGTTTTTGGAACCTTTTTCTTTCCCTGTGACTACACCTGTCAAACAGACCCTTACCACCACCTCAGCGGTTGTGTCGGGGACTACGGTACTTACGGGTGCTTCGCTCTCCAACACGACCACAGACCTGTCTGGCGTGTACTCAGGGTCGTTGACGTTACCTGCCGTAGGAACACGGGTGCTTGTAGTTTTCCTTAACGACTCCCTTGACGAGGGTGTTATTGTGGGAAAAATATGAACACCATTCGCTTGCCTATTCGGTTTAGTTCCGTTTCTTCGCAAATGGAAACAATTGATGAAACCACCGACGAGTATTACGCAACATTGATTGGTTTCGCAATACAGATTGAGAATAATTCTTTACCTATTTCAACTTTCTATGGTGCTTCTGACCCAGTTTTTGACGACCGTCAAACGGGAAGAATCGTCCAAGAAGTTTCAAGATTTATCCCCGAAATAAAAGTCATAGAGGTCAACACCGTGAAAGACGATACTGGTAGAGTGAACTTAGCAATACGATTTCAAAGGTTGTCATAATCATGGCTTCACCAAACTTTTCCTCATACATTGATTTAACCATCAATGATAAATCAATTACCGAAGTCTATGACGCTTCTGTTCAGTATGCGCAAACATCTCTGCCCGAGTTTGACCCTCGTGTCGGCACAATTGAAAACGCACTACTAGAGGCTGTCGCTCATGCGACTGGAAGTTTGATAGCGACAATAAATACGCTTCCTGATGGTTTGATGGAAGGTCTGCTCAAATTGATGGGCTTTTCTCGTGTGGAAGCAACCCCGTCCGCAGCGACTGTATCGATTACTTTGTCAATTAATACAGGTGCAACGATTTCTGCTGGTACTGTTTTCTCTTACAATGTTTTTGATGCTGAAGGTGTTCTCACACAATACCTGTACGAAACAACTACCGACCTAACGATTGCTTCAGGTTCAACAACTGCCACAGCGGCTGTTGTCGCTTCTGACCCATCTGCATATCCAGACATTCCAATTGGAACGGAATTAACCGTAGTTTCTAGTACTCCGTTCATTCTGAGCGTAACAATAACCTCAGTTTCAACTGTCGGAACAGACACGGAAACAGACACAGAATACTTTGACCGTGCTACAACCTTTCTTGGTTCACTGAGTTCCTCTATTGCAACGGCATCTCAGTTAACGAACTATATTGCTGTGAATTACCCCACGGTTAGCCGTTTTAAAGTATTTGACTTGACACAAGCAAAAGAAAATGACATTGTCAATGCCGTCCTGACATCTAACGTGGTGACACTTACGACTCGTTATGCTCATGGTTTCTCTGTTGGGGACAGCGTGATAGTCGCAGGGATGGCTACAGCCACCTACAACGGAACATACACAATCACTGTTGTTCCAACAACCACAACATTTCGTTACGCAAAGACAAACGCAAACATAGCGACCGCCGCTACGACAGTTGGAAATGTAGTTCTTGCCAACGGAATGCTTTACGCAACGGCAAATGTTGGCGGTGCTGTAACGATTTCTATGTGCGACTCAGCAGGTGACGCCATTTCTGTTGCCCAAAAACTGATTATCAAAGAAAATATTGAGTCAAAAGTTGTTGCTGGTCTAAACATTTATTTGCATGACATGAATACATTCAATGTTGATGTAGCGGCAACTATCGTAGTTGAACCAAATTACTCAACTTCTGATGTTGGTACTGCCGTATCTGAAGCGATAGAGGCTTACCTTTCCATCGCTGGTTGGGATTTTGCGACATCAGTGAGCGCACTGTATTTGACAACAATCGCATCACGCATAACGGGTGTTAAATATGTTTCAGCGATGGACGCAACACTTAATGGTGCTACCGACTTCGCCTCTAACGACTCTTTGAATGTTACGGTTCTGCAAAAAGGCGCTATTCCTATTGGTTCCTGCACAACAACGGCTTCGGCTTAAATATGGGAGTCATTTCCAACTACATAGATGAGTCGGAACGACTATTCCTAGAGAGTACTGCTTTCGCTGCTTCGGTGGATAATTATTGGACTTCAAACGGAACACTAAGTGCTGACCCTGTAATTTTCCAAGATGCTGATTTTGGTTCCCTGAAACTAACTCCTTCAACCTCTGAGCACTACATAAAATATAATTATTGGGCGGTTCCAGCAACCGACATTCCGTCGCAGTATGCGGTAACGCCCAACCAAGACATCAACGATTTTGTTGAATCTTTCTTTTGGGTTAGGTCAACTGTCAACTGCACAATCTATTTGAAGACAGTGCTAACTAAGGTCACATACAACAGTGGTACACAAAAATACATGTTGTCCACAAACGCGCAAGACATAATCACAGGCAGTGAAGGTACATACAGTATAACTTTGGGCGCTTTAGACCAAAATAGGTTTCATCTACTAAGGGCTGTCCCTGTCCAACTTCCAACAACGGGAAACTATTCAGTTTCCGTGCAGTTTCGTGTAGTTTTTGACACTTTAGTAAATGCTTCCCTAAATATTTCTCGTCCAACATCGCATCCTTCGCTCAGGGTTTTTAGAAATGGATTTGCTTCCGAGGTACTAGGTGTACTGCCTGAAGTTTTTCTAGAGTCTGATACCGCTGATTTTTCAACCAATCAACCGACTTTTGTTTTAAGTAGATTTACTGAACTCGCCTGCTCCGTTGCCGACGATGTTTACGACAAGACTTTTCAATTCCTGTACCTTGATACTTCGCAAGGTCAGGACAGTACTGAACTTGACAGTTTTAGCACTCTCATTAATCCAAATATCTGCGACAGCAACACCCTTTTCTGGCTTTCGCAGTTCCGCGGTAGACCAATTTTGGTCACCTATCAGCCTTCAACTGAAGGTGTTGGTTGGGAGGTATTCACCCTTGACAGCGCGACAAGTTTGCTCGACGGGAGCAATGTTCTCGGAACCGACGCGTCAGCCTCGTCGCAGTTGCCTTCAGGTATTGATGCTTTTGCTAGATGGCAGGTTGAAACTGGTTATTACGGTCATAATGCAGGCACATTGCAGTCAATGGTTGGTGCAATTCAACGCGCTCTCACGAATCAAAAAATCGTTAGTTACACAAAGTCAACAAATCAGATTGCTTTTACGACAAGCCAAGCAGAGACATTTGGTACGGTCGTCGGCGATATTGGTAGTTCTGTAGCGAACATTCTCGCCCTAATTGAGCCAGCAAGACCCCTGGGAATGATTGTCACTCACACGCTCACCGCTTGATGTAGAATAGAGGAGTAACTTTAAGATTGGGGAATTCATGGAAGAGAAAGAATCCGAACTTTCCGTGGATAAAGAAATAGAGCAACTCATTAGAGAGTCAATGCCTGAAGGTCTTGTAACCAATTTTATTATTATCGCAGAAGTGGCTTCTAGTTCCCAACAGGAACTGTCGCTATCTATATCTGATTCAATGACCCCATGGCTTGCCCATGGAATGTTGGAATTGGCTATAGAAATGATGCGCTCAGGCGAGTACCAATTCCCTTACATGGAGGAAAATAATGAACAATAACATCAAAGCAAATGTCAGTGATCAGGCAGTAAAAGGCGCGGTTCTTGGTGGTCTTGCCTACCTAGCCACAAAATACGGCGTTTCTGCTGAGGTCGTCGCTGTAGTGACACCAGCAGTTTTGGCTGGTCTTGCTCTCTTGTCAACAAAGATTGGCGACAAGAATACAACTGCGATTTTTTCAGTTGTTGCCAAGATTGTTGAAGCACAGACGAATACCAAGAAAAAGGCTTAACGCTTCTAATTTAAGGCTTACAAGTGTTGTATTCTTGATAGTGAACGGCTTTTTGCCGTCCCCTTGATGGAGTGAGGAACGATGCTTGCAGGAAAATACAACATGGTTTGCGACCAAGGCTCTACGTTTTCACGGACGATTGAGATAAAAGACGCAGATGGTGCGGTTTTTCCTCTGACTGGCTATACGGCACGGATGCAGGTACGGCGCGATGTCGACACGGCAACCACACTGATTGAACTGACCAGCGCCAATGGTCGCATTGCTATCAATGGTGCTCTAGGCGCAATTACCATGACTTTGACTCCAGATCTGACAGCAGCCCTCACTCGCGGTGGTGTTTATGACTTGGAAATCATAAAGACCTCTACTAGTGAGGTCTACAAGGTAATCAGAGGCGAATTCAGACTAGAGAAAGAGGTTTCGCGATGAGTAATGTCACTCAGGTAACTATGGGTAATGCGGACTACAACATTGTCCTTGAAGACCAAAGAAATATTGTTGAAATTATCCACGAGGAACCGAACACTGTTCAGGTTATTGTTCCCGGTGTTTCATCTTCCGCCAAAACCAACATCTCTTACGGTGTTGGCTACCCATGGATTCAGGTGGTTGTTTAAATGCCTGTACAGGCTTCCGATTACGGGAATATTGGTGATGTCTACATTGATACTGCTACGGGGAACTTTTATGGTCCTAAAACAGCGGCAGGCTGGCCGGATACGCCATTTTTCACGGCTTTGAATGTCGAGGCTGCTGATGCCGCAGTACTCAATGACCGCCATATCCATACCCAAAGTGCCGCTTCTTCTACTTGGAGTATTTCTCATGCCTTGGGTGGCAGACCTTCCGTAACGATTGTTGACAGTGCGGGTACGGTTGTCGTTGGAGAAGTTGTGTATAATAGCAATACAGTTATTACGGTTCTTTTTTCAGCGCCATTTTCTGGCTTCGCTTATTTGACCTAAGGATTTAAAAGATATGGCACAGAAGTTTCTCACAAACATTAACTTAAATCAGAACCAACTAGTTAATGCCACGTTTGAAGTTCTTGCCACCAACCCGTCCTCAGGCAACTTTGAAGGTCGGATGTACTTCAACAGTTCCACATTCACCGTTATGGTGTATGCGAATGCGGCGTGGAGAAAATCTGTTCATTCCATCGTTTCTGGTGGTGGGGCAGGAATCGCTGAAGCGCTTACCGTCTCAGAATCAAACGGAACAGTAACTCTTACCCTCGCTGTTGCCGACGCGGACAGTGCTGGTCTCTTATCTGCGGCATTTTTTGGTGACCTGAATGATGCCACTTCTTCGGCTACTGCGAACAAACTCGCTAAGAGAGATGCGAGTGGCAATCTTTCCGTTGCGACACCTTCAGCCGACGCCCACGCCGCGACAAAGGCTTATGTAGACGCCGCTCGCTCGGGTCTTGATGTTAAAGAATCTGTCCGTGTGGCATCAACCGCCAATATCGCGCTTTCTACCGCCCTTGAAAACGGGGATGTTGTTGACGGCGTCACACTGGTTACGGGTGACCGAGTACTCGTAAAGAACCAAAGCACCGCATCTGAAAACGGTATCTACGTTGTTCAGGCTTCTGGTGCCGCCGTTCGTGCAATTGATGCCGACTCAAACACAGAAGTCACAACGGGAATGTTCACCTTCGTTTCCGAAGGTACTGTAAATGCTGACTCTGGTTTCGTTCTTTCAACAAACGACACCATCACCCTTGGTACGACAGCACTTACTTTCGTACAGTTCTCGGGCGCAGGTCAAATTACCGCTGGGGCGGGTCTCACCAAAGATGGAAACACACTTGATGTAGTTGGTACAGCAGACCGCATAACGATTAATGCTGATTCCGTAGACATTGCATCTACTTATGCTGGTCAATCAACAATCACCACGCTTGGCACTATCACTACGGGTACATGGAACGGCACCACAATTGCCGTAGCAAACGGTGGTTCAGGTGCTACAACTGCATCAAGCGCTCGCACGAACCTTGCAAGCACATCGGCAAGTGGGCTCACCACAAGCACTCCAGTGTTGGCTCGTATTGCCAAGCAGGGTTGCGCGGTAAGTAGCGCAGGAGTTTCAACTACTACGGTTACCCATAACTTTGGCACAACAGATGTTATTGTTCAGATTTATGAAGTTTCTGGAGGAGCAACAGTGATTGGTGATGTTACGAGAACTAACAGCAACACTATTTCTGTTGTTTTGAACGGCACAATTTCCGCCAATGACTACACAATTGTGGTCACTGGCTAAATAACGCAACTGACCTTGAGGGGTTAGTTCGATACAAAATAGCGATTGAGGTCGCAGTGGCACAAAAATTTACAGTTCCTATTAGCATCGCGCAGTTGGCTTCTGCTGGCTCTGATGCACTTACCGTGTTTGTTAACGGTGAGACCTATGGTCGCGTCAAACTTGAAGCAGGCGGACGCTTGTCTTGGAGTGATGGAACTGGAAACTATGACACTAATTTGTATCGCGATAGTGCGAATGTTCTCGTTACTGACGATGTCTTAAAGGCTACTTCTGGTCTTGTGACTTTGGCTATCAATGCTGTCCCAACAGCATCTTTGCCTGATGGTGCTCTTGCTGTAGACACCCTGAATAATGTTTTTTACTTCAGGTCTAATGGGACTTGGCAAGAAGTAAGCGGTGCAGCCTCATCCTTGACTGGCGACATAGATGGTGGCAATCATCTAATAGACATTGAAGAGGCAGAAGTAACAAACTACATATTATCCACTTTTGATGGAGAGGCAATAATCTAATGGCTGGAGCAAGAATACAACTCAAGAGGGGAACCGCCTCTCAATGGACTAATGCGAACACTGTCCTATTCGTAGGTGAAATTGGATACGAGACCGATACAGCCAAGTTCAAGATAGGCAACGGCACAAGCGCATGGGTGGATTTGGCTTATGCCACGGCAAACAATGGTCAGAGCGTATCAACATCAGCGTCACCAACCTTTGCTGGTTTGAATCTAAACGGCAATGTTGTCTTTGAGGGTGCAACCGCTAACGAATTTGAAACAACTCTTGCTGTAACTGACCCAACCGCCGACAGAACCGTCACATTTCAAGATGCAACTGGAACTGTCGTTTTAAGAGACTCTACGGATACTCTCACAAACAAAACTTTGACTAGTCCAACAATTACAACTCCAACAATTACTGGAGCGGTATTCAACGATGGCTCGGTGGTTTTTGAAGGTACGACTGCTGATGCCCACGAAACAACTCTCGTAATAACCGATCCAACAGCGGATAGAACAATCACTTTCCCTGATGCAAGTGGAACCGTTGCTGTTGGTGGGTCTACGCCAACTTTTGCTCAGGTCACACTAAGTAACGCGCCAACAGAGTCAACGCATGCGGTAACAAAGCAGTATGCGGACGCTATTGCCGCTGGTATCAACTGGCATGAGTCAGTAAAACTTGCAACTGCCACCGCTCTGTCTGGTACCCCTACCTACAGTAATGGAACTAACGGTTTGGGTGCAACGCTTACGGCTACCGCCAATGCCCGTCTTTCTGTTGACGGTACGAATGCAACAACAAACGACAGAATCCTTGTTAAGAATCAGGCAAATACTGTTCATAACGGTATCTATAAAGTTACCGACCAAGGTTCTGTTAGCACACCATACATCTTGACGAGAGCGGTTGACCAAGATGGCGTTTCAGACAATGTCGTTCGTGGTGACGCAACATATGTTGCTGACGGTTCTGTAAACGCTACACAAGGATTCTTGATTAGTTCTTCTGGCACTTCTGGTGACAGTTTGCTTCATGTTATTGGAACTGACCCAATTACTTTTACGCAATTTACTGGTACAGCAAACATTACTGCTGGAACGGGAGTAACAAAGACTGGAAACACTCTCTCAATCGGTCAAAGTGTCGCAACAACTGACAATGTTACTTTTGGTGTTGTCTCTGCTTCCCTCACAGGAAATGTCACGGGAAATGTTACAGGAAACGTCACGGGCAATGTCTTGGGCAATGTCACAGGCAACGTCACAGGAGCCCTGACTGGTAATGCCAACACTGCCACGCAACTTTTCACGGCACGCACTATTGCTGGTCAGTCTTTTGATGGAACTGTTAACATTTCTATCGCTCCAGAAAACTTAACTGGTGTCACCTCATCAGCCGCTGAATTAAATATTCTTGATGGTGCCCTTTTAAGTACGACAGAACTCAACTATGTAGACGGTGTCACTTCTGCCATTCAGACGCAAATTAACGATAAAGCAAACAAGGAATCCCCAACATTTACGGGAACGGTTACAATTCCAAGCGGCGCATCCATCTCTGGCTTTGCTCCACTCGCTTCACCCACCTTTACCGGCACACCAACTTTGCCAACTGGCACTATTGCCACCACACAAACCGCAAGTAATAACTCCACAGCAGTTGCTACGACCGCCTATGTTGATGCGGCAGGCACTCTAAAAGCCAACCTTGCTAGTCCTACTTTCACTGGTACGCCAACACTTCCGACTGGAACCATCGCTACAACTCAGACCGCTTCCAATAACTCTACGGCTCTCGCCACAACAGCCTATGTTGATACAGCAGACGCTCTCAAGGCAAACTTGGCGTCACCTACCTTTACGGGAACCCCAACACTTCCTACGGGAACAATCGCTACTACGCAGACCGCTTTGGATAGTTCCACCAAGGTTGCTACAACCGCCTTTGTTACTACGGCAGATGCTCTCAAAGCAAACCTTGCTTCACCAACATTTACGGGAACGCCGACTTTACCAAGTGGAACGATTGCCACAACCCAAACGGCAAACAATAACTCTACGGCTCTCGCCACAACAGCCTATGTTGATACAGCAGACGCGTTGAAGGCAAACCTCGCCTCACCAACTTTCACTGGCACTCCAACACTGCCGACCGGAACGATTGCTACCACACAAACCGCAAGTAATAACTCCACAGCAGTTGCCACAACGGCGTATGTTGATACGGCGGATGCTCTCAAGGCGAACCTTGCCAGCCCAACATTTACTGGAACACCTACGCTCCCCACGGGAACTATTGCCGTAACTCAGACTTCTCTTGATAATAGTACCAAGGTCGCTACTACTGCCTTCGTTCGTGGAGAAGTTGCGGCACTTGTCAATAGTGCTACCGCAACCTTGGACACACTTGGTGAAATCGCCAGCGCACTTGGAAACGATGCAAACCTTTCCGCAACGCTTACCGCCAGTATTGGTACAAAAGCGAACACTGCCTCACCAACATTTACGGGTACGGTAACAATTCCTACTGGTTCCTCAATTACGCTTCCTACGGTTGCAAGCGGAATCAACCATTCAGGTTCAACTTCGGGGACAACCAAATTGCAGGCTTCCGCCGTTGCATCAGGGACAATCACATTGCCTGCTGTAACGGGAACAGTTGTCACAACTGGCGATTCGGGCACGGTGACCAGCACAATGATTGCCGATGGAACTATCGTCAATGCCGACATCAATGCTTCAGCGGCTATCGCTTTGAGTAAACTCGCAACAAGCACTGCTGGCAATATTATTGTCTACAACTCATCAGGAGTTCCTACTGCTGTTACTGAAACGGGAGATGTAACAATCTCTGATGCTGGTGTCACGGCTATTGCCTCGGGGGTAATCGTTGATGGTGACATTAACGCTTCAGCGGCTATTGCTCTCAGTAAACTTGCGACAAGTACCGCTGGTAACATTATTGTTTACAACTCGTCTGGCGTGCCGACCGCAGTAACAGAAACAGGAGACATCACAATCTCTGACACTGGCGTTACGGCAATTGGTTCTGGTGTAATCGTTAACGCGGATGTTTCCACAACAGCGGCTATTGACCTCGGCAAACTCGCTGATATTTCAACAAACGCTCAAACAGCCTCATACACACTGGTTTTGGCAGACAAAAACAAGGTTGTTGAAATGAATGTTGCCTCTGGCAATACGCTCACTATCCCACCAAACTCGTCGGTTGCGTTCGCTGTTGGAACCCAAATCAGGGTCCTTCAAACAGGCGCAGGTCAATGTACCCTCACAGCGGGTGCAGGTGTTACAGTAAACGCAACACCGGGTCTGAAACTTAGAGCACAGTGGGCGTCAGCCACACTTCTAAAACGAGCAACAGATACTTGGGTAGCATTGGGAGACCTTTCAGCATGAGCATGACAGGAAGTGGAGATCAGGAGAGTGGAGGCAAAAAGCCGTCTACACCCATCATTGGTGCGTCTACCGTAATACCCGTCGTCAACAACACAGCGGGCAACTACGCACAACAAGTATCGGTTGCTTTCACTCCATCTGCTTATGCAGGTAAGGGAACCGTCTCTACTTATACTGTTACAAGTAGTACTGGTTTTTCAAACACTGGCGCCTCTTCGCCTATTGTTGTTACCAGTCTGCAATCTGGCGTTGCTGTCACCTTTCAGGTTCGCGCAAGAACCAGTACGGGGGTGGACTCCGATTTGAGTCAAGGTTCTGCTACGGCGGTCACTCCACCATATTTCCCTCCTTATTTTCCTCCTTATTTCCCACCGTTTTTCCCGCCTTTCTTCCCTCCGTTTTTCCCGCCTTTCTTCCCTCCGTTCTTCCCTCCGTTTTTTCCGCCTTTCTTTCCTCCTTATTTCCCACCTTATTTCCCACCCTTCTTCCCTCCGTTCTTCCCACCATTTTTCCCACCTTATTTCCCACCCGGATTTAAGTAAGATAAAATAAATACCGTTATCAAACACAGGAGTCATCATGCCACTTTCACAAGAACAACTAAATAAAGCCAAAGCAGAAGCAGTCGCGCATTTGGAGTACTCAATCAACATCCTGTGCAACTCTCTTGGCGTAGATGTAACAAGCATTGATGACACATATGCTCACGAAGTAGTAGAGGGCGAGCCTCTTTTTCTGACACATGAATTGCTCAAAAAACAGGTCGCCAATCTTGCTCTTTTAACGAACGGTAACTGATGATGACGATTGAACCAATACTTCAGAAAAAAGAAAACCCTCCTCTCGTCCAAATTCCATTAGGTAGGAATGACAAGAATATTGATAACGAAATTGTCCGTTATGACACTGAAAATAAAAGGTTCTTTACAGACAGCACTCCGTTATCAATTGGATGCATGACACCTACTTCTGTTGCTTCACCAATAGAAGAAGATGAAGATGAAGAAGGAGAACAATAAATGCCAACCACCTGTAGTGCAGGCTCCACTGACAAACTTTACGATGTTGACTATGTAAAAAACAAAGATGAGTATTGGTTCGCTTTTTCAATGATGGTCACTGGTCTTGACCCCGCCAACTTTGCTAATACAACAATTGATGAGCATGTTGAGGCATTGCGCGAGACATTCAATATGAGCCTTGACCCAGCAGCAACACAACAACACGAGATTTTTTTGCCGACCGCATTTGCTGCTCATCATTGGACACGAAGCCAATACAGATCTTTTATATATCAAATGAGACTACGGTGGCAGACGCTACAAATTTGTAAATATCTGGAGACACGATGAACGCAGAAACACTTTTTACCGCTCTTATTGCAACCAAACTTTCATCTGTTGGTGTTGAGCATGTAACGGCTTCAAGCAGACAAGAATTTAATGAATATATCGCTGGCTGTAGGCAGACCGCAGTGGATGCAAACTTGGATACGAGGCACATCGCGAGAGGGTTTGAGATAAGCACAAACTTCTTCAATATGCTTCACAATATTTCCGAGGACTTGCAAAGTGTTTGGTTCCAATCAGCCCTTATTGAGGAATTGCTTATTTCTGTAAAGCAACCACAGTCTGTCCTCATACTCAATGGAGCCACATATAGGTTCCGTACACTTGAGGTGCTTGGACAAATGGAAAACATCTCTATTAATTTTCTGAACAACCACTACTTTTTTTGGTTTGAAGAACATCTAAAAAACACCAACGATAAATACTCTTTTGGATATAGTGCCTATTTGGAAGATGAACTCATTACCGACAGAACACCAAAATTTGATATGGTTCTTGCCACGGCTCACAACTTTCACCAAAACGACATTTTTCTTGAATCTATAGTTGATTCATTGAATCCCGGTGGAATTTTGGTTATTGAGGCTGCGAACCATTCTGGTGAAATTTACGCACCAACCTATAAATTTCACGAATATTACCCAATGCACGAAATATTGATGAACGCATCAGGTAAATCGTTCCATATAGCCAATTTCTATGGATTTACAGTCTTTGTAAAGGATTAAGTTTGTGATGAACATAAGCGACCCCCAAGAGTTCGTTCGCATTACCCAAGATTCCAATGGTGTCAAAGAAGTCGTTAACACATTTTTTGCAGACGCAGAAAGTAAGAACGATAATTGGCATGATTCTGTTCTTCCAATTTCTATCTATGATATTCGGATTGATGGCGCAGGTGGAAAACAGACAGACATCCTTAGTAAATACAAAGGAAAAGTTACCTTAATTTTCAATGTTGCCGCTGGGTGCGGGAATATACCTCAGCATGGTGCGTTGGAAGAACTTCACCAAATGTATAAGGACGAGCCTGACTTTAATGTTTTGGCTGTCGTGGTTGACGACTTCGTATGCCACGGCTATCCAGAATTTCAGCAGGGTCTAGACCATTACATTGCCGAAAACAATCTCTCAATAACTGCGGGGGAACTTGCAAAACAGTATGCGGAAGAAAATTTTGGTACATCTTTTGAGTTTTCTGAAGTAACAAACGGTAGATGGGATAAGCACACATACGACGCAAGTTATGTGCCGGGTAAGGAAAACCTTCAAGAACAGCACCCATTGTGGTGGTATCTGACTGGTGCACACAATGCAGACATTCAGCCAAACGGTGTTCCGTATATAACAGAAACAATCCCATGGTCGTACTCCTCGGAACTAGACGAGAACGGAACCATAAATCCCAAAGCATGCGTCAAGGTGCATAGTCCGCTTGGTGGAAATTTTGAGAAATACCTGATAGACAGAACGGGCACAAAAGTTAAGCGTTATGCCAATGGATTCCTTTTAGGTGAAAGAAATATAAACGGCGAAACTTTTCCTTGGTTTAATGAGACTTGGAAGGATGACGGTAGGCGAGACCATAACCCCAAGACCGACCCTATGGACGGGGAAATTTACAAGTCATTCAATGGCAATGGGGTGGAATATCCAAACATTCTTCAAAGAAAAGGCATAGAAGTATCTTTGGAGATAATCAAAAAGGATATTGATTATCTGCTTTCAGAGTAACCATATCTTGTAGATGACTTCTTTTTACCGAATTGGCTACAAAGGTCCGTGCCTCTACTTTTTACATATTCCCCGAACATCGGGAACATACATTATTGACAATGTCAGAAGTTTTCTAATTGGTGATAGTTCCGACGATGAGTTAAACCACACTGGTGGCGGTTGGGTATTCACGACTGGACACACTGGTATGAATCCTTATTACCAAACCAAGTCTCCCTTTAATACTTTTGCAGTGGTCAGAAACCCCTATGAACAGATTTTGAGTTCAGCATCTTTCATGGCTAAACAGCACGATGAGGTTTTCAACAATGATTTTTTAGAAAAATTTATCAACAGAGAGTTTGCATCTCGCATGAAAGACCCTCTATTTAATGGAACCCCAAATACACAAACCAAAATGCTGTCTTGCAGAGTGGTGGGTCTTGATGGTTTTGTTATGAAAAAGCGTGACGAACCAATAGAAAATGTAACATTTATAGAATCCGATTTACAAAGATATTCATCTATTGAAGAAATAGTCGGGGATAAAACCATACTTTGTTTTGACAATAGAGAATACATAGAAAAATGGATTAGCGATACTATGTTTTCAATGGTGGGGTTACGTATGGGGCGGTTTGGCGGTGGTAATGTGAACTCAGCAGACAGGCACGGGATTACTCTCTCCGCAGAGCAAAAACGGCATATCAGGAATACCTCTGAATTGGACTTTGAACTTTATGAATACTCCAAGCGACTTTCAGGATGACCGCTCAATAGAAGAGCCATGGAAAATTAAACCGGGTTATTTTGGTAGTGGTTCGGAAAACATTCATGTGTTAGAAGATTTTATTGAGCGAGACGACCTGCTCAAAATACAGACTTTTTGCCCAACAATCAGTGAATGGAACAACGAGGCGGAAAGTGTTTATGCGGAAGACGGAACATGCCTGTATAACGCTGACTACTGGAATGACAGACAGTGCAGTGGCGAAATAATCAAACGGATTAATCCCGAAATATATCAAATTGTAGATAAATATATCTATAAAATGAAAGACACCATTCAGTCAATTTTCGGTCTACAGGTCTCAGTTCGTCCACCCGTAATTATGAAGTGGCGTCCGGGGACTGAGCAAAAGCCTCACGCTGACAAACAACTCAACGACGGTAAACCGAACGCGTTTGTTGACTACGATATTAATAGTCTGTTTTACTACAATGACGATTTTGATGGTGGTGACCTGTACTACCCCGACCATGGGATAACCGTGCGCCCAAAGCCGGGTTTGGCGGTCATTCATCCGGGTGATGTGAACTACCTGCACGGTGTAACGATGGTAACGCGTGGGGAACGATACACAACCCCATCCTTCTATACGGTTGAATAGTAATGGCAGGATCTACCGTAGATTTCACCTATGTGGAGATAGGTTCGTTTATTCGGGTATACAAAAACCTTCTACCTGAAAATTCTCTGCTTAGGTGGAGTTTGGATAACATGGTTGACGCGAACAGTAGTGATTATCTTTATAGCGAATGGGAAGATTGGTTCGTGTTTGGTAAGTACTCGCACGAAAAGCACAACCTTACGGGAGAGACCCTGAAAGTAGACGCCATCCTAAATGCAGAGTTGGGGTTGCACAGAGGTATCAACGATGCAACGAAGATGGCGATGGCGCATTATGTAGGTGACTACAAAATACCACTTCCCGAAAAATCGTTCATGACAAACGTCAGTCTTGCTTTTTATAATGACGGTGTAGACATATCTTCCGACGGCACCAACATGGCGATGAATTTTCACTCTGACTATGTATTTCCTTCACATGGCTGGCCCGGTGAGAAATTCCTAATTACCGTAACTACATACATCAACGATGATTACGAGGGCGGAGAAATTGTGTTCCTACATGAAAACACTCTGCTTACGTATAAACCTCAAGCGGGCGACATAATTGTTTTCCCGTCCGGGAACCCTATCTGGCCGCAAAACTCTCCATATTTACACCATGTGAAAACGCCCCTGAATGGCAGAAAATACATCCTTCGTTCTTTTCTTAAATATATTGACGATTCGGCTTCGCAGGAGTGGATTGATGGAGTCAATCTTCACGGAGAAGAAGAGTATAAGCGTATGTGTATGGCTGATAAAAACAAGCAAAGCATTCTGA